ATCTATTATACCATATCTTTAGTTTGCTGTACATCACTATCTTTAGAATACTTAACATCGTGTTCATAAAGGAACATCAAACAACACATAGCATGCGCTAGGTGATTCTTACCGGTTTCCAGATCATTCTGTTCTCCGTCTTTCCATGCCCAAAGATGCCGCTGAAGTGCATCAAAATATCTACGCTTAGAATCTGGAACATATTTCCAATTATCTGGTTCATATTTCTCTGCACCAAATGTTAAGATCTCTGCTGTAGCTTTAAGGGCAAGCGGTGGTAACAATCCATACTGAATTTTATTACCATCAAATTTGCGACCACCGCTTGTAGCCGTTTGACTTGCTTTAATTATACCATCAATTGTTTCTCCAGAATATTCTGGAGATGCGCCGCAAGGAGATAATGACATATGTTATTTCCAGTCATCTAAAAATTTAGTCTGATCAATTGCATCACGGAGAACATGTTCAACTAGTTCATTAAGGGTAATATCTTGCTCATGAGCTATCCTCATTAAGTCAAACATATCTTCACGATCAAGTATCAATGGCAATTGAACGCGAGCATCATATTCTTCACCAGCAAATATTGCTCGAGCTTTCTCTAGGAAATCCTCTGGAACTTCCAAATCAATCCATCGTACATCATCCCATGCTTCAGTGAAAGCATTATTATTTTTTTCTTCTTCTTTAAATGCAGCTAGATAATTAGGATTAATATAACGATATGCTCTATCTGGTTTATATGTACATACAGTAATTTCATATACTTCTTGTGTTTCAGTATCAAACGTAACACTCATACTATGGCCACCAGCATCATGCAATCCATTCCAACTATCTAATGTAAATGCTTGTGTTCCATAACAACTCCAACTATAATCACTGCCCTCAGTGATACGACAATCAGTTACTTCCATGAAGTCTTTTAGCGTAATCATTATATATTTCCTTTATTTAAACTTGCTGCTAAATCTTTTGAAAAATCCTTTGATCTTTTCAAAAGATGTTAATTCTTTTGGTTTTTGGAGGTGGAGCTCCATTAAATCTTTAACCACACTATCCCATGCTCTGCTCATTATATAATTCCTTTATTAAAAATAAAAAGAAGAAGGGGAAAGTAGGTGTCCAAACCCTCTCCCCTCTTCAAACTACTTACCTATAACAGGTAAGTAGACTTACTCGCCTGAACGAAGGGCACGAATGCCTGCTGCGATAACAGTACGTGTTGGCGTGCCAAGGCGATACTTAGTAGTACCTGTCTTTGAACTATTTGCATAGACACAAAAACCCTGTGAACGCATTGCACTAACAGTAGCAGTCACATTCTTAATACCAAAACGTGATGTTACTTGTGCTGCCGTCAATTCATTACCTTGTTGCAGTGATGCCAAAAACTTAGCTTGCTTACTCATTAAAATTACTCCATTATAAACCCACTCAAAATCACCTATTAACCAAAGAGGGAGTGAGATCCTCTTCGAAGGTGTCTTCCTTATGTTGATTCAGATTCTTTAACTTCTGACTCAACTGATTCCTCTACAATCGTTTTAATGACTGCCTTAGAATCTACTTTAGTATAGAGATCGAGGAATGCTACTCTTGTGTCTTCATCAAATCGTGAGATACACATCTCAATGGCTTTTGTACGATCACCAAAGATACCATATGATCTAGCAATGTGTACTAAACGACGAGTAGAAATAAGATCATCTACACCACCATCCTTATATGTCTGACGAATGATATCTGCCCATGTTACAAGATTATCTGCAAATTCACCATCAAGATTACCATATTCTTCCATCGCATTTAATACAATCTTCTTTTCAATTGCAATAGTTGGATATGGTTGTTCAAGTGTTGCAACAAATCGTTCTAAGAAAGCTTCATCAAGAATGCGAGCTCCTGTGAAACGACCATCCTCTGATCCACGACCTTTAGTATTAGCTGTCGCTATAATATTAAATCCAACCAATGGTACAACTAATGCACCTGTCTTCTTAATATATAATGGTTTGCCTTCTAATACTGCTTGCAAACACATCAGCTTATTAGATCCACGATCAATTTCGTCAATTAAACAAATTGCACCTTGCTTCATTGCTTGCGGAATTGGACCATCACACCAAACAGTTTCACCGTTTACAAGTCTAAAACCACCGATCAAATCATCCTCATCACTTTCCTCTGTGATGTTAACACGTACATATTTGCGTTTTGCTGCAGCACAGCTTTGTTCAACCATCATCGTCTTACCATTACCCGAAAGTCCTGCGATGAAGATTGGATAGAACGCATTCGATTCTACAACTTGTTTTACATCTCTGTAAAATCCCCATGGAACATACATGGGATCTTTTTTAGGAATTTCAATTTGCATTTGATCGAATACCGTCTGTGTAACCTTGTTCGTTTCTTGTGGCTCTTGATCAACAAGAGTGCGTTTAGGTAGTGGTACTACATTCGTAATCATATCTACTCTATATGATCCACGTGCTGCTCGATTAGAAGGTTTAGTTATAAACGTTGGATAACTCATACCTAATGAATCAGCGTGCTTCACCAATTCTTGTACATTGAAGACTGATCGGCCTGGATACTTCTCACCTAAAGTCTTAATATAAAGTTCTTTAATTTCTGCTTTCATTTTGGACACCTTTTCTCAATTGTTACATCATTATATAAAACACTTACTGCTTAATATAGATCTATTATACCATACTTTTAACTCGTTGTACACTACTTTATGCGATTGAATCAACAAAAGCATTCAATAAGATACGATTTACTCGCTTTTGTTTAGTCATCTTTGCAAAAGCTGTTCTAATCTTGCTTTTACTCGCTCCATCCTCGACGAGCTCGCCGAATTCATCCTCTACAAGATCAATATATTTGCTACATAGTCCAAAGTAACGATCATATCCAAAGATGTCATCCTCAATGACACAACGATTCTTTGTCATTTGATGAGTGTATTTTTCTTTGTTCTTGATATAGTTCGTACTTTGCATTTCACCCATAACCTTATTGATAGCTTGATTACGATATTCACTTAGGAAGAATCCAATCACATTAGATCCTGTGCTTTTCTTTAAAATATGCAATAATTCTTTAGTAACCTTTGGACCATTTAATCCTGGGACTGTAAAGGTATGTCCATCAATACGTACGATAGCATTTCTACTACGTGAAGAATAATATGAATTAGTACCTAATCTATGTTCATCACCAGCATCTGTAATTCTAACTTGAAAACTATCTGATTCACCATCAGTCAAAAACATAGTTGTCATTTTTTCAATATTATTTTTTAACTTGAAAGCTTTGATCATAGTGTTAGCATACACAATACATGTATTTAACGGAGTACTATGAAGATGATTCATCTTACTAATATAATATTGTGTTAATTTTCCGTCCCATGCCATGGATAAATTCCAAAGCATACGTTGTCCTTCTTGATATTCTGATCTAGTCATGCGCGATGACATAAGATTAATCAAATTAAATTTTTGAGGTACAACTTCGCAATCTGAAAATTGTTGATAAGCATTATTAGTATCAAAATCATCTTCACGGATTTTGGTAGTGAATGCATACACTTCATATGGAACATCAATCATGCGACAAAAAGATGTTAAATTTAAAACTTGGCGAATAGTTGCCCCGATGTTATCCTGCATTGATCCAGAAAAATCTATGAACATCATCATGCCATGATTTTTATAATTAGCAAGCTTAGTTGACTTTAAGAAAATATCTTCATTATATTTGTATGAATGTAATTTGTTAGTATTAATAACACCCGTTTTCTGCACAGACGATCTAGAATACTGATATGCAGCTTTACGAAGTTCAAATTCTTTAGCCATATACGCTGCAGCCATATCAGTATCTTTTTTGAATTTTTGATATTGTGTTGTTAACAATATGACTTCTTCTGTACAACGTTCTACAGCATACTCATGGCCAGTTGTAATATCGTTTTTCCATGCTGCATAATATTCTTTATAATCAATAACTACATTTGGTTGCTTGATCTTATTAATAGTATAGACCATTGTATCACCGAGATTATCTGCAATTAGATTCTTTTCATTATTTCTAAATGCTTTATCAGTAAGTGATTCCATGCTTATATCAGGCTCATCTTCTGTTTCTATTGTAGAAGGTGCATCAGTAAAATCTTCCTTAGCTAATTCTTCTTGAATAGCATCTTGATCTCGTTGACCATTGCCTGTTTTTTCGAATGGAGATTCTTCTTCTGGAGTAGGTTCTTCATTTGTCGATTCTGGTTTTTCATAATCGCTTTGGCTTGATGTTTCTTGCTCTGCTGGTTCTTCATCATCTGTAGAATCATCTTGATCAGAATCTGGTAATGTAACAACTCTGCGAGCATCACCATCATCTTCCTCAGCATTTTCATTCAATGCTTTTTGATACTGATATATCTCTATAGCTAAAGCTACGACTTCATCAAACGTTTCTGCTTTTTGTGCCTTCGCAAAGAACATACGACCAATAGCATCAAATGGAATTTCGATGTTCTGACCTAATTTTGCTTTTAAATTAATGCGGTCGATTAGCATCATATTATCAAGATCAATATTGTGTGATCTAATACCGAAGAAATCTTCTTCAGCTAGTAACTTATATGCTTTTTGGAATTGTGAGCGCAAACCTGGATAACGATCTTGAACTTTACGTTCAATACGTACATCTTCTAATACATTGAGATATGCTTTTGGTGCACCTAACACATCGTCGACAGCATCATGCCATCCGATTGCAGGTGTATATAGAGCGTGACCAACTTCATGACCTGTTAGTAAGTCATAAACTGCTTTACCTTTATTTTTCCAAATTGGTAATGCAAGGACACGTTTTTCTGGATCGAACCATGCAGTTTTATAAGCACCATGAATAACACTAATGTTCTCATTTGCCAATAACCGTGCTAAGGTTGATTGTTGGTCTAAGTTGACCGATATTTCATCTAAAGCTTGGACACCCATATAATTCTCACTTTTTTCAATTTATAGATCTATTATACCATACTTTTAACTCGTTGTACACTGTTATTTTACTCTGGAGAAGTTTCTTTCTTTAATAAACTCAATTTTATTGCGGAATTTAGAGTCCAGGACATCGCCCTTATGCGATATAACGAATACATTTGTATCTTGTACTGTGTCCAGGATCTTCATAAGATTATCTATGCCATCGGTATCCAGCGAAGAATCAAAGGTTTCATCTAAGATTAGCAAGTTAGTATTTGCTGAATTCTTCATCTTGGCAATCTGGCGCCACGTAAATAACAAGCTTAGATCAATCCGTTGCTTTTCTCCCTCTGAGAAACTTGCATAAGTAAACTCATCTCGATATCGTGATTTGATAGTCTCATTAAATGATTCATCTAGATTAAACAATACGAAGAAATCTAAGATTTGTAAGTATTGATTAACAAGCTTATTAATAACAGGCAAATATTGTTTTACAATTTTAGTTTTAATTCCTGTATCTTTTAACATCTCAGATGCAATAAAATTATAATTTTGTTGATCTACGTGTGTTATTTTTAATTCAGCAATACGTTCCTTAACAATATAGATTGCTTGTAAATCTGCCATTGCTCCACCAATATCACCTTCAGTTCCTTCAATCTTTAAGATCTCTGATTCTAATTTATTGATTTGAGTTTGTAATGCGGTGATAGATGAATTGTTTGCAACTATATCCATCTGAGTATTCTGAAATACCTCAATCTCTGTCATCAATGTATTCTCTTGTATTTCTACTTGAGATAATTCATCTTGTAATTTGTTAATTGTTTCAGTGATTTCATTAATTTTAGTATCGCATTGTGAGATATGTTTTTCTCTGGTTGCCTCTGATATTTCTTGAGAGCAAGTTGGACATGCTGTAGAATCTATAAAGAATGCTCTATTCTCTTGTAAGCTTTTAATAGAGTTATCAAACTTATCGCCAAATGCATTAAGTTTATTTTTCTTTGTTTCAACAGTCTTAAGTGATTTTTGTTTTGCAACTAATTCAATAAGTTGTTTTGATAGAATTTCATTCTTAGATTTAAATAGTGCTACTGCAGTTTGATTATCTACAATGGTTTGTTGTTTATCACGTACTTGATCTTTTGCAAGTGATTCAACATCTGTGATATATTTATTTTGTAATCGTACCTTCTCAGCAATAATCTCTAATTGATTATTTGCGTCATTGATAGCTTCTTTTGTACGTGCAATCTTTTCCTTCAAGATTTGATTCATACGCGAAAATACTTGAATGTCAAGTAATTCTTCAATGATAGATCTACGTTGACCTGCTGGAAGTTGCATGAATGGGGTAAATGCTGCTGAGCCAATTACCACGATTTGATGGAATGACTTATGATTAAGTTTTAGAACGTTCTGTTCTAAGAATGCTTGATAATCCCTTGAATTTGCTTCTTGATTGATTAATACATTGTTTTGATATATTTCAAATATGTTTGGTTTAATACCACGAATGATTTTAAACTCTGCAGATCCAACAGTAAATTCAATCTCAACAACACAGTTTTTATTATTAACTGAATTTAATAGTTGTGGTTTTAAAATATTTCGAAATGGTTTACCAAACAATGCAAATGATAATGCATCTAATAAGGTTGATTTACCTGCACCATTAGTACCAATAATAAGTGTACTATCATTTCTATCTAATTGAATCTCTGTAAATTTATCGCCGGTTGATAGAAAGTTTTTCCATCGTACTACCTTAAACGTAATTCCTGCCATTATAAAATTTCCATAGTTTGCGCTTCAGAATATAATCCACGCAATAAAGTTTTTAGTTTTTCTTTATCTGCTTCAGTATCAACAGCATCAATATAAGAATCTAATAGTACTTGTGTATCATCAAGCTTGATTTCGCCATCCTCAACATTATCACCAAGATATTCTATGAATGATTCGGCTATCTTTAATTCATAGATTGGTCGTAAGGAAACTCTATCAATAAATTTATCGAATGCAAAGTAATCTGTTTTCTTTTCTACTACAATCTTTACAAACTGATTATCTAATACAGATACATCCATCTCACTATAATCTTGTTTCTCATCATTATAGATTATCTTTGTATGTAGTGTATTTGGATTTAAAACTGGGGTTAATTCCCGCGTACTAGTATCCAAGATATGAAAATATTTAGAGTCATTAACATCTCCCCAATTAAATTCCATTTGAGATCCAAGATAATGGATGTTATCCCTAGAAGACTTAGTGTGAAAGTGCCCAGAAAGAACCATTTCAAAACGTTTAAATTCATTTGTGTCCATCCCATGAGGATTCACGATGCCTTTATACATCTCAAACCCACCAAATTCAAAGTGTCCTGCAACAATATCTGCGGAGCACGTTTTTATAAAATCCATAGTATCAGCATAATTAGTCATGTTAATCCATGGAACCAATGCCACTTTTAATTCATCATATGTAATAACAATATTATTCATATGGATCTTAACTACATCCATATAATGTCCCATTAATTCTTTTAATGAACATAATTCATTTGTATTCTTGTAAAATACATCATGATTACCAGGAATAATATCCATAGTAATATTGTATTCGCGAAGTTTATCTAAGAAGATTCTACGATTATGTTCTAAAGCTTTAAGATTAACAAACTTTCTGTGTTCATAATAATCACCTAAGTGAAGGATCTTATCAATCTTATTCTCTAGAAGATATGGGAATAAGACGTTCGTATAGAACTTTTCTTGGTATCCCATAAAAATTTCAGATGAATTACGTGCTCCACAGTGTGTATCATTAATTATAGCTATTTTCAAGGATATACTCTTTCACTAAATTATCAGTCATAAATAATTCTAACGATTTATTCACTTTTTCTTTTTTGACGAATTCTTTAATCGCTGCGTCTTTTTGTTTAATGCGACCAATACGTTCTCTTAATGAATCAATAAAAGCTTGTTCATTGTGTGTATTATCGCCTTCGACGTTTGCTATGAATTCTTCTATACCACTTTGTTCAATGAATTTCCATTTAATGTCTTGTTGTTTTTTTTCTTTTTCAATTCGACGAAGGAATGCAAAGTAACAGATTTGTGTAAAATACGCGAAGGCATTTGGTGTACCTGTTCGTGTTTCTGCTAAGGGATTGTAGTTAGTAATTGCGCGCAGACAATTTTCGACTGCATCCATAACCATTTCTTCACGATACGTATATCGAATGAAGTTTACTTTATGGGATAAACCTTCGCCAATCTTGAGGAAACAAGAAGCGATGTAGTTCGTGACTACTGGGATTGGGGTTTCTTCAGCTTTAGCTTTATTGACTGCTAGTACGTATTCAACTAATGCTTTGCCAAAGTCCTTATTGTTCACATAATGTGGACGGGTTTTGGGTATCATCTAATTCACTCCATGTATTTTGGACACATGATCCATTATACCATATAATTATAAAAAAGTAAACAGTTTCATGTTATTTAATATATATTTACTCCGGCCTATGTACTACAAAGAATTGAGATGGTATAATAAAGATGTAGGCTGGGGGGAGATGAATATAGGGATTAATGATAGGTTGGTTCTTCATCATCTAATATCTGCGATGCTATAGCGCGAGCGATCTCTCTCAGCTTCTCTGGATTAGGAACATCTTTATTCGAATTAACTCTCGCGACATGATCTTGATCAATGTTCTGTGTCATTTCTAAGTAATGCTGTGCAACAGAAACATTAACTACAGATTCAACTAATACATTCACTCTGCTAATAATAAAGTCTTCACTATCTGAGAATGACATCCAATTAGTAAACATATTAGCTTCACGGTTTATTTCACCCATAGTAACCTTCTCTTTTACTACTTTAAGCGGCATACGAATAAACAGCTCAAGACTATCTTCGCCTATAACCTCGGTTAAAAGCTCTTCTCCGTTAATCAATTTGATTTGTCTAATATCTCTTGAGATGACTGTACTCACGTTAATCGTACCTCGTGGATCTTATAATTAAACTGCTCTTTACTATATATCTGTATTCTAATACCAGCGTGCAACAATGTAAAATTCTTTTTAGTCTTCCAATGAAGATCGTCGCAGAGATCATATAACACAGTATCTTTACCGTTATCTGATTTACGTAAACCACGACCAATCGATTGTAACACTTTAATCTGTGATTTAGATGGTGAAGCAAATATAATGTTATGTAGATTGCGTATATTAATACCAGTTGAGAATGTACCAAGAGAAGCCACAATCACAGCATCAGTTTCTTTCTCGGTAATAGCACGTATTGCCTCTCTATCTAAAACGTCAGTTTCACCAGATACATAAAATATCTTGCGATCCTCTGCAGCGCTATCTCTAATTAATTTATATAGCGGTTTACCATGTTTTTCAACTAGATTAAACAATACTAACGTATTACCTTGTTGATCTAGTGTTAAATTCTTAATAAAGTTATTTCGCTTAGCATGAGAAACGATAAAATCAATTTCCTCTGCATAAGTTCTATCCTTAACCATCTTACATTCTTCGTCACTATACTTAAACACTAAAGCTTTAATATTAAGCTTAGCTAATTTATCTGTATCCATCAAAGCTTTAGTGGTTGTTACTTGATAAACTGGTCCAAACAAACCTTCTAAAACTAATCTATGTGTAAGTGTACCATCTAATGTACCTGTCATACCATACTTATATGGACAATCAGTCATCTTCTCAAGTATAGATGTAAGTGATTTTGCTTTAAATGTGTGGGCTTCATCACCGACAACCATGCCAAAATCTGCAAACCATTCCTTAGGCATCTTATATATTGATTGCCAAGTAGTTATAACAATCTTAGCATTCGTATCTTTTTCTTTTCCGCTATAAATCATATGCATCCATGACTCATCAAATGCATCATCATTCTGTGCATATTCTAAGAAGTCTGTGCGCATCTGTTCAACTAATGATGTTGTAGGAACTATCAATAACATACGCTTATTCTTATTTAAACTTAAAAAGAAGCGTGTTAAGATGTAGATGATAAGCGATTTACCTGATGCAGTAGGTGATACAGCGATGCATCTTTTATTTCTCAAGCAATGAGTAACTGCTCTATATTGATAATCTCTAGGAGGAAATGGAAGATGTAATTTTTTCTCTACGTATGTTTGAAGTTCAGTCTCATTTATTTCATTAATTTTTTCGCTGAATCCAAGTTCAATTAAGTAACCACGTTCCTCAGCAAACTTCTTAACATATTCTAATAAACCAATATACAATGTATTAGTTCTTAGATCATATAGTCTAATCTTACCGTCCCACATCTTATTCTTAAATGTAGGCATAAACTTATAACCAGGAACATAGAACGTGAAATAATCTGCTAGTTCTTGTCTAACACCACCCTCACATTTAATTATAATAAAGACATCATCCTTTTTATGGATGACTAATTTTTCACTCATTGTTAAATTCTAAAGCTTTCTCCGCAACCACATCGGTCGCGCTCATTGGGGTTTATAAATTCAAATCCTTCATTAAGACCATGACGTTGATAATCAATTGTCATACCATCAATATATACCAAATCTTTTAGATTAGCAACCACACATACATCATTATCAAATTCCCAAATTTTATCATGTAGTGGATTTATTGTTGCAGTATCAAGATATTCTAGGACATAAGCCATACCGCTGCATCCAGTAGTTTTTACACCAACACGAATACCAACACCTGACCCACGTTTTTCCAGGTTTTGTTTAATCTTATTAGATGCTAATTGCGTGAGAATCATACTTTGCCCTATAATCTTTAACAGCTGCTTTAATTGCATCTTCTGCTAAAATGGAACAGTGTATCTTTACTGGAGGAAGAGCTAGTTCTAATGCTATCGTTGAATTTTTAATAGTTTGAGCTTCATCCAATGTTTTGCCTTTAAGCATCTCTGTAACTAATGAACTAGAAGCAATTGCTGATCCACACCCATAAGTTTTAAACTTTGCGTCAGTTATGATACCATCATCATCGACTTTTATTTGTAATCTCATTACATCACCGCATGCTGGTGCACCTACCATTCCAGTTCCAATACCTTCTTCATCCTTAGGGAATGTACCTACATTCCTAGGATTCTCGTAATGATCTAATACTTTATCTGAATATGCCATTTTATATAGCTCCTATACACTAAATGATGATCCACACCCACATGTGGATACAGCTGTGGGATTCTTAATAGTAAATGATGCACCAGCGAGATCGCTAGTATAATCAATAACTGAACCCGTTAAATACTGTGATGACATCGAGTCTACCATCAATTTAATGCCATCTTGTTCAAATACAAAATCATCTTCATTAATTATATCAGCCCAAGTAAAACCATATGAAAAACCAGAACATCCACCACCCTGAACAAATACACGCAACCCTTGAATAGACTTATCAGATTCCTCTAATAGTAATTCTTTAATTTTTTCAATAGCGCTTTCTTTTACTTCGAACGGTAAACCTGTTTGCATATTACATCCCTGATGTGAACTGACGCCACTTAATAATATTTCCAATTGTCTGATGTCGCCATGTGATATTTGAAATAATATCTGATAATGTATCTACTACTGTCTTCCAATACTCGATCTGAGATTGACAAGCTTGAATATGTGGATCACTATTATAAAAATAATCCATATCGCTTTTCATAGGTTTGACTAGACCATCGAATGGATCATAGTCCCAACCCTTTTCATCCATTGCAGTTTTATCCATTTTCCCATTATACCACATGAATTTATCTCTGAGTATAATCTTAAACTCCATATCTTTTCTCTGCTTTTGAAGCTTAGCAGTTGATAGAAGTTCTAGGTATTTTGCATGTAGCTTAGGCGTATCACGTGATGATTTATCAAGTTCCATATCATCGATCTCGCAATCTTTTTTCCAATTTTCTAATATTTGATCAAGTGTTAACATGTTATAATTCGCATTATTTAATTAATTATATATCTATTATACCATAATTCTTTGCTAATGTACATAGCCCTTAGCTAAAGGTATAATAATCATACCTAAATGTAGCATCAACAGTTCCGAAGGTAGCGTCAGCTTCTGCTACATTAAATACAACACCGCCGATACTCGTTGGGAATGCATTATGGAAAGTGATTGTTTTGTTCACAATACTTTTACTAGATAATACAAACACTGTAATATCATCATACTTATCTGCAGAATTATCAGATTTTACACTTCGATTCAACCAATCGTATACTTCTTTCCAGTTATCCATATCCTCAGCGAGTAACATGCTGACTTGTAGATGATCATATACAATCCTATCACCAGGAACATAAACTGATTGTTGAGATCTAGCGATTGTTACTTCCCCGACTGAAATACCAGGAAGAGTAAAGTTTTGTAAAAAGTATTGTACATTTGGTGCACGGCGAAATGCCATCTTATAGCCATCTGTGATGACTAATGGATTCTTATTTTGTGTTACATATTGTCTTACTTCGGTGGCCATATATTATCTCTCCATATCATATATCTATTTATACAAATCCCCAGATAAAAAAAGGGAGACCGAAGTCTCCCTAATCTCTATACTATTATTTAAACTTATTGTATAGATTAAGCGTTGTCTAACAAACCAGCTACCTTGAAAATACGGAAGTAGCAATTTGTACGATTTAAACCAACATCACTAACTGGTGCAACACCAGGATTAGAGAATGGGTTAGCGATCATACCGTAACGGGTTTTGAAACCGATCTTTGGTTGGAAAGTACCTTGATCAACAGCGCGAACCATTGTCAAAGGAACATACGGTGCGTAGAATAAACCAGCATCATATGGGTTTGTACCACGATATCCAACAGTTACATAGTCTGTAGAAGCATATGGGTCTATATAAACCTTAATGCGACCATTTAATGTACCAGCGAAAGTATTACCAGTGTCATCGATTTGTAAATCAGTTGCTAATGAAGGATTGTAAACTAACATTCCTGAAGCAGCTAAGGCTGTAGCAACGTCTGAAGAACAAACGATGAAATTACCCTTACCACGACGTGTTTCTTTAGCGATCTTATTGGCTTCACGATCGATTTGAACTAATAGACCTTTGAACTTCTCAACTGACCAACGACCATCAGCATCAGTTACGAGGTTGAATGTACCAGCTGAAGTAATGTTAGCTGTTTGAGCACCTAACTTAGCTTTAACGTTGATAGTACGAATAACTTCGCGGTTGATTTCAGCTAAAATTTCAGCTGATAAGATGTTAGCTAATTCAGTTTCAGCATCAAGACCATGAACAGCTTTTAAGTCTTGCGCTAATTCCATTGTGTACTCAGCTTTGAGTGCACGTGTCTTAGCAGTAACGGTTGCTTTTTCGATTGAGAAAGCCATTTGAGCGAAAGAGTTAGATGAAGAATCACCTAAAGCTTCTGACTCAGCTGTAGTCATACCACGACCAACACCGAATGCATCTTCAACAGTATCAGCAGCGGCAGTACCAGCAGTACCAGATCCACCAGTATTAACGGCTGCATCAGTACCTGGAAGTGATGAAGCATCGCCGCCATGTGTACCATTCTTAGGAGTACCAGATGCACCATTGAATGAAGAAGAAGAGAAATCTGTATCAGCTTCATTGTAAAGGGCTTCTGTACCGTCTTGTGTGCTATAACGTGAACGCATTGCGAAGATAAGACCAGTAGGTCCACTCATTGGTTGAACACCAGCGATATCATAAGCAATTAAGTTAGGCATCGAACGACGAACCAAGCTGATTAAGATTGGATCAAAGTTAGAGATGCTTGCGCCAGTTGCATTAGCTGCAGCGGCTTCGTTCATTGAACCATAACCTTGAGCTACGCGCTCTTCGTTCAATGCTTTTTCTTGGTTTTCTAAAATAACGGCAGTAACTGCGCGTTTGTAAGGGTCAGTGATTTTACCAAGATCAGGATGATCAAGGACCTCTGCCCATTTTTGTGTTGCTTGTTCAGCTAAAAACATTTTATGTTTCCTTTATTTTTGTGTGGCACGGGAGATTGCAGTCATGTAGGCTGCCATCCGTGGTGAAGCGGTTTGAGTTTGTTCAGGTTGCTCTTCAGCTTCCTCAGTGATATCATTGGTAATAGCCTTACCGAAATGTGCATTCTTGACGATATAAACTTTCTTAGCGAAAGATTCAGCATCTTCAAATTCAACACCTTCAACAAGTGACTTAAGCTTTTCAGCTTCAGTTGCAACCATGCCTTCAGCAGCATCACGAACGATTTCAGAACGAGTAAATTCCTCTACTTGTTCAGCAAGCTTAACTGATTTCTCAGTAGAAGTTTGCAATTGTCCTTCAAGTTCTTCAACTTGTTCAGCTAAGCCATCGACTAAGTCAACTTTACCTTCTGGTACTTCAACATAATGTTCTACGAACACTTGTTTTAATGAATCAATGAAACTTTCAGCGATCTCAGCACGAAGGCCGGTTTCGATAGCAAGTTCATTTTCTTCCATCCACTGTTCAACTACGTAGTTAAGATAACCATCTATCTTTTCTACAAGCTCAGAACGAATACTCTGAATTTCTTCATCTAATTGAGACTGATACTGTTCTTCAAGCTTCTCTGTTTCAACTGCAACACGTGATGTTAAAGCTGCTTCGAAAAGAATTGTAGTTTGTGCTTTAAATTCTTCTGATAAATTAGCATCTGAGTCGATGAGAGTTTTTAAGTCATCAGTAACATCGATAGCTTCTTTAGCTGTCTTAACTTCTTGTGTTGACTCTTCATTGAAGAGTTGATCATAGATCGCTTGTAGTTCTTCTTTTTTCAAGCTAGACAGTTTTTCAACTGTAGCCGAGATGATACCCGATTTAGTCTTCGGTGCTTCCGCTGTTTTAGTGGCTCCAAGATCAGCAAGGGTTTTAGCCTTGTCGTCCTCGAAATCTGCGCCCTGACCATACTTAGCTGACTTAGCGTCACCCTTTGTGGCTATTGTTGCTGCAGCGCTTTCTTCAGCTATCTGTTCCTCAGAAACTTCAACGAGTTGTTCATCACTAAGCCCTGTGTCTAGTTGATCTTTATTAAGATCTTGTTGTGACATTCAAATCACTCCTTAGTGTTAAAGTTTAGAGAGGAAATGTTTGAAAACACGTACTTGTGCTTCAGCAAGCTGAGCCTTTGGCGTTCTCTTAATTTCAGTCTCAATCTTTTCAATTTCTTGAGGTTTAAACACACCATTATTATAAATCCAATCTACACCTTCCATGATTCCATTTACGAAAGCACTTGGGGCTGATGGATCTTGTACAATGTCGACAGTAGCTAAGTGAAAATCATCCTTCACATAGTTAACGCCGTTACGTGTCTCAAGACTACCCATACCACGAGATGATACTCCTAATTTTACACCGCCTTCAAGCAAACCTTTTACGATTTGACCCATAGGGGTGTTCAGGATTTTTGCCTTACCAATCACATTATTATTCTCAAATCTGAGATTAGTGATTAGGTGAGAAACTTTATCTAGGTTAATAGTTGGACCATCAGGATGGTTTAATTCTCCAACTGCTCTACCTGTTTTTACCTGTTCTGTTATATATCTTTCAACAGCAGGTTGTAAAATCTTTGATTCATAGATACGACCATTGCGATTCTTAGAATCGGCCATCATAAAGATACCTTCAATAAAGAAATCTTTAGAACCATTCTGTTTGGCTTCTGTGATCACATGGATATCTGAATCCATTTGTTCTAACATTAATTTCATTTTATTCTTTTTGTCCTAAAGCGTTATATGTTTGCTCTGCAACTAATAATGCCATTTCTTTAGTTTTAAACGTTTCTACTATTTCAGCATTTAAACTAATAGTGATTGCATTGAAAGTTTCTATAACCTCAATGCAATTTTCTCCGGAAACATAATTTTTTATGATTTTTCCGGATTCACGTATCTGTTTAAACCTCTTCTGTTCCATCTTCTGACTCTGCCGTTCCTGTTTCATCAGCCGCAACAGTATCAGAATATATCCTTTGTGCTAGTTCTATTTTCCTAGCTTGAAGGCTATCATTAATTTTTGAATTCATTGCAGCTGAAAAAACTGAATTCATTTGTTCTTGATTATTAGTTGCAATTGCATCTATTAATTCATTAGCTAATTCGCTCATTATCTATTACCTTCTTTTAATATATTTATAATAATTCGTATTTCAACTACAGCTTATTTGCTTTGTACCTGATCTACTCCACCTCTTAACGGATTAGCGGGTTCTTCAGGCGTTGGTTCTGCAGGAGCTTCAGCTTGTTGTTGCTCTTGCTGTTGCATCTGAGCCATAGCTTCTTGGCCTGGAGGTTCACCCTTAATCTCTTTATCAATCATCTCAATATCTTCATCGCTTTGTTGTAATACATTCTTACGAATCCAAGCTTGTGAGTAATATTTACCGACAAATGGTTCAATAAGTTGTAGTGTCTGCATACGTTCTCTTAAGATTTCTGCTTCTTTTAATTCAGAGAAGTAGTTATCTCTCATGAAGTTGATTTTTAGATCTTCCTTCATCATATCCCAATCTTCCTTAGTGATAATACCTTTAAGGATTAATTGAGTTTTTAAGATTTGCATAAACAAATCAGCAAACTTCTTGCGAAGACGAGTAATAAACTTATTGAACTTTACTTCATCTCTTGAAATTTCATTACTTTGACCCATATTAAATCCATTATTTTCGGATTCCATACGTGTCATTGGGACATTTAATGAACGATATAATTTCTTTTGGAAATAATGAATATCTTCAATTTGTCCTAAATTCTCTCCACCCGGTAATGTCGTGATCTCAGTACCTTTACCGCCTTCACGACGTGGTAACCAAAAATCTTCCAACATAGCCATATGTTTACGATCATCTCTAACTTCACCAGTTGTAGCATCATAAACAATTTTGTTTTTATACCGTGCCATAATATCGCGAAGATATGCTTCAGCTTTACCCTTAGGTAAATTACCAACATCAATATAAAATATTCTACGTTCAGGTGCACGTGCCATACGATAGATGACTAATGAATCTTCCATCATACGCAATTGATTTACTGGTTTTAAGGCCTTAAACATATGACCTAAAACTCTCTTAGACGTACTATCAACCACACCAGATGGAACGTAAACAATGGAGTCTTTAGCAATCTTAAGACCTTGTGTATTACGCATTCCGCCCATTCCACCAGTAGTATTTCCACCACTAACATCTTGATAAATGTAGAATTCGTTAAAACCTTTAATTAATTTAGCACCAGTTTTAGGATCTTTATCTTCAATAATAGAACGTACTTTACGAATTTTTAAAGAATCAATAGGGCGAAGTTCTAAAATACCTTCCTTTGGTTTCTTTTCATCAATGATCATGTGATAGTATAAACGACCATCTACATACCATTTACGGAAGATATCATGAGCATTAGCATTAAATTTTAATAACCTAATTACTTCATCAAACTCATCTTTAATGAGTTTCTTAATCTTCTCGTTATAATCTTTTAAATCATCTGTAATAAGATCTACTGGTTGATGATCATCATCAGACACAATAGCTTCATTAACAATATCAGTAAGTGCTGCATCACATTCTGGATACAACGCTGCCTCACGATATTTTCTAATTAGATCTGAATCATCTTTAGCTTTAGTACCTTCAATATCTACGTATTGACCATAGTACCCACCTTCAGCAACGACAGTTGCGCCATCATCTGTATCAGGAGCAACAAAAGATTGTTTCCTCTGTTGTTCTTTTTCTTCTTTCTTACGACCTATTTCAAACCCAAATAATTCCATCTTTTACCTTCTCTTTATAATATAAATGAGGAGAGATCTCTCCCTCCTCATATTTATCAACGTTATTTTAAGACGTTGTGTCAGACTCCCAATATTGAACTTGCATTTCAACAGTAAATTCTTCAATTGCATCTGTTGATTCATATGATAGTTCAATTGCTGATAAAGCTGAAGGGAATACGCTTCTAAAAGTATAAACCTTAACTTCATCACCAGCTTTGCTTAATTGAGCAATTTGCATGTCAGCCTGATAGTCAACTGGGTTTGTAAGTCCTGTGTTAGCAGAATGCTGATTAATTGCATTCATCCAACGTTCAAAGGAATTACGTACCTTAAAGTCAATGTCATTAATGACAGTAATTGTCCAAGGTTCAAATGTACGATCACCTGCAATAAGTACTTGACGACCACGGAATGGAACGTTAATTGTACCGATTGTTGATGCTGGTAATTGAGCCGCTTTCACAAGGAAAGATGTTAATTCAACATCCCCACCTGCAACAGCTGGGAAATTAACCGTTGCCTTAAACAGGTTGGGACGGGCACCGCCACCAACTAGTTTTGCTTTAAAATCATCTACGCCTAAGATAGCCATGATTAACCTCCAATTTCTGCAAAATCAACACCAGTGCGTGTGGCGATGAAGTTCAGAGTAATAAAGTTGATTGAACGTGCTGGCTTGATGTAAATATCGGCAACAAATTGATTGCTGTCGATAATTTGACCAGTGTTATTTGTAGAATCACAAACAACTTTAAAGTCTGTAATACCACGACGACCTTTAATCTCGCGAAGGAAAGGTTCTGTCATATTACGGAACATAGCACGGGTAAACTCATCATTCAGTTCAAACAGTTGATACTTAGCTGCAGTAGCAATTGCTTTTTCTAGAACGATGAACAAACGACGTACATTAATACGATCGAATGCTGATGGCTTTGTTTGAAGAGTTTTATCTCCAAATAATACTGTACCTTCACCTGGGAAAGAAACGATTGGATTTACACGCTTTTTGTATAAATCATCACGTTCAGCTTTTTTAGGATTGAAAGCAATTTTAGTAACACCTAAGATCTGACCGCGGGTAAAACCACCGGGTGAGAACCATGGATCAGCAACATCATCTGTCTTAGCACATAAACCAGCCATATGACCACAAGCAGGAATCCAACGATAAACGTCGTTATACTTGTCATAGATTTTAAGAGCTGTTGAATCTAAGAAACCATATGAAGATGAAGTTAATTCATCAGCAAAATCTTTTACATCAGCCGATTGCGTTTGTGATGTTGAAGTAGCTGTAACAGCGGGTGAAATAAAGGCAATAACATCTTTACGATCTTCAGCAATAGCAATTAAGTTATTTGCTTGTGTTATACCATTATCACCTGTTAATGTGGGAGCTCCGATTAATAAATTAACATCGATCGTTTCAGCATCATTAAATACTTGAAAACCAGTATCGATATCACCAACATCTAAAGTTTCGCTATTTACACCACCATCTAAAACATCTTCTAAAACTGCAGCAGATGTAACAAATGTTTCAACAGCTAAATCACCACCTTTTGTTAAAGCTACATCATGATCCATCCACCAAACCCATTTTGATTGGGTATTAATTACATCTTTGTAATAAGCAGATGATCCATCAAATGTTTTAGCATCACGTGCTTGAGAAACAAATGGAAATTTTTCTAAAACTGTTCCAGCAACACCGCTAAGATATCCTAAACTATCAATGATGATAATATGCATTTCATCATTAGCGCCACCCTTGGCTGCAGTATATGCAGAACTACCTGGTGCGCTTGTAAATTGATCTTTATAGTCCCAAATGTTATAAGCTGTAACACTGGATACCATTGAAACAGTAATTCCAATACCTAACTCACCCGGACATCTTGCTGCCCAAGGACCAACACTTGCTTGACCTGATTGATATAGAGCTTCATAACGATCTCTATTTTTAATTAAAAGTCCTGTACCGACAGATGTTGCATTTTTTGCAGCACTACCGATTGTACGAACTACCTTTAAATTATTACCGTACTTTAGAAAAGATGCAGCAGTAAAAAATGATTCTGCTGTTTCATTTGTAGGCACACCGAATGTGTCCGCAAGTTCTTTTTCATTAGTAATGGTTATAATTTCTTCTACCGGTCCCCATGTGCCATTGATTACTGTTGCTCCAATTGATGTAGAGACAGCAGGAATGACATTTGTGAGATCGATCTCGCGTATTGCTACGCCTGGAGAAACTTGAAAGCCCATTTTCTCTACCTCGATTTTAAGTTAATATGGATTGGCATAATATGGTTCATAATAAGGATAATCACTTCTATCTATATTTATACGTTATGATTTTCCATCGCCGAATCTATAAACCGTATTCTTCTTTATCTTAATAAACTCTTCTGTATTTTGTGCTGTCTTTTTTCTAATTGGTTTCCTTTTAGGAACACTTGGTTTTTTCTTAAGTGGTTTCTTTTTAGGAACACTTGGTTTTTTAGGTATTACTTTATTTACTACAGAGGGCATAATAATCTTCTCCTCTTTAGTGGTACGTACTTGAGGTGTACCTTTCCTCATCTCCATATTTGCTGCGATTATTAATAATATAGCTAGAGGATCAAATACACATATTATCAATATAATAATTAATCTTACAGACTTATCTATTACATCCACAGAAGACTCGCCATAAATCAATTCTGCAATATACTTTATAGGTCCAATTTCAGTTTCTATCTTTCTTAAATCTGCTGCAATAGGTGCTTTCTCAACTTGTAATTTTGTAATAGTTTTCTGTGATTCATCAATAGAAGCCAATATAGCTCTGCGTTCTTTCTGTTGAGATCTTCTCATTGATGTGGCTTTATCAGCGCCTTTCTCATCACTAGATCTTGCCATTACTTGGTCAACAGACTCATCAAGTTGTTTTAATGCTTTTCTAGCTGTAGCAATATTATCTTTTTCTATATTAATCTTATCATCTATAATCTCTACACTAGCAGCAACACCGCCTGTGGTTGCAGATTGATCTAGATGTGCTTTCGATAAGTAACCAAATATACCCATAGAGGTAATCAACGACAAGATTAAAACTGCTATTGTAAAATAATACTTTAATAATCTAGGAGCTTCTTTCCAATTACGATATAACCATGAAGCAGAAACTAACTTACCTACCTCAAGCGCTATTCCCATAACAATAGAAGCTATTACTGCGGAGGAGAATATTGCCACTAATCCTACTATTGAATAGTATGCTGCAACACCTGATATCAGCAACCCTGATACTAATAGTATTATCGCAAATATCATTTCTCTTCTGGAAATTGAAACTCTCTCCAAACCTGCCCGTTATCCTCTACATGCATCTTTTCTAGTTCCTCCCTACCATCTTCAATATAACCGAAAGGTAGAACTTCATCCTCGATTTGTTGCATCTGTTGTTTATATATGAATTCTCTCATAGTTGAATTTACCATTTCACCAAACATTGGTGTATTAGCAAACCAACCAAATAAGACTAAATTCATCATTAAGTCATCATGCATCCCAGTTTGGGCTTCATATGATTGACCTTTAGCAATAAACGTAGAGGCTTCAATTATAGTCTCTGCATCTACTAAATCTAATTTCTTCTGTTCAACTAAATCTTTAATATGTGAACAACCAATACGTTTTACTTTCTTATCCATGTATACACCAATGCCATCTGCTTTTACTGCTGATGAGGTATACACATTTTCATATTCAAGATCATAAAATAAACCATTACATACAACTGAACCTTGATCATTATTCTCAATAACAACTAAAGCTTTATTATATATGGTAGCATATTTATGTAACATATCTGGAAGCAATAATGGAGAAATTAGATTATCTCGTAATGTAGCAACTTGTCTAAACGGAGTTGATGTAATATCAATAAGATTAAATGTAGAATAATCTTGTCCTCTGCCACGAGCTACGTCAACAAACATCATATATTGATGTTCTACAGAATTAGGTTCATTTTTATCAAACTTAATTGGTGTCTCATAAACCTTCACATTATTCATAGTATATAATGGCGGTTTTGATTTTAGTCCAAGTAATGTACTAGAATTAATAAGTGTATTTCCAGTACCATGGAAATTATTACCGAATTCCTGATCAAACTGAAGCTCAGATGTATTCGCTATAGTTTGACGTTGCCATTCAGCATCACGACCAGGAACATCCCACCAATCTATTCTATATGACTTAAAGTCATTAGTATTTTGCTCAGCACCTTCCCAAAGTTTATGAAATACATTACCTAAACCATTTGCAGTTGATGTAATAATTACTCGTGTTTGTTTACCAGCTGAAACTACAGGATAGGTTGATGTATAGAAACTAGCATCATTCTCTACGAATGCAAACTCATCAAGGAATAGTAAGTTAACTGACATACCTCGAATTGAATTACTAGAGGTACCAGCTGAAACAATTCTAGAGTTATTCGAAAATTCAATGGATCCTTTATTCAAACTCTTACAACCGGGTTGAAGAAAGAATGGTAAATTTTCAAGTGCAAGTGTAACACGTCCCAGCATTTCTCTGGCTGTTGCACCTTTGTTTGCTAATATAACAATTGTTTGTTCTGGTTTAAAGACTGCAAACCAAAGCAAATAAATGACAGAGGAAATCGATTTACCAGATTGCCGACACGCTAATACAATAGAAAATCGATTATCATCTAGATGATCGAATAATCCTTTTTGATATGGGTATAATTTAAACGGTACTAAACCTTCATCAAGACTAATGATCTTTACATAATTTTCTGCAAAGTATGTTGGACTCTGCATACATTTAATGTATTCGCTTAGTTCATGTTGAGAAAAGGTTTGTTCAATCCCATCGCGTTTAACGTTCGGATTGCCTAAATA